GGAACCCATGTAGGTTCATTAAATAAATCCTGCTCATACATTGTTCTGGCTTCCATAATCGCGTTCGAGTATCATTTCGCAATAATGGATTGCTTTTAATATGTCTTCCTTTCTACCTTTTTTACGATGTCTACAAATATATTTAATTATGTTTCCTTCAGCAAAAGATAAGTTATTAGCATTTATAAATTGTGCGGGTTGTATTTTAAAATCTTTATAATGATCCCCGCCTTTATCCCATATTTTCATAAGTCATAATACCTTTCCGTTTGAGGTTGCATAATGTGTAAATTTTGTTTTGCTCGAGTTGCTCCTACATAAAAGACCCTATGTTCTGTAGAAGGAAATCTTTCATATTCTTTGTATGCTGCATAAGAAATGTCAGGAACTAATAAGATATTATCATCTTCACCACCCTTCATAGAGTGTATGGTATTTAATTTAAGGCGAGGAGACCTTACATTGTCCCCACGTTTTAAAGCATTTAAAATATAATTTTGTGTTTGTAATCCTATCTTCCCAAGAACTTGGTGCCATCTTTTAGAACCATCGACCAATAACCCCAGGTTACTACGCATGTAATCTATAGTTAACAACATATCTCCACTTATGTTTAGTAAAGGTTGAGACCGTGGGCCAAACCCTCGTTTAAATCCTTCTCCTACATCCATCAAAGAATAAATAGTACGAACTTCTTGCACCGTTATTTCTTTTCCTTTACACAAATTTTCCCACGCTATGATAGCTTCGTAATGTTTTCTAGGAATACTAGGATGACCGTTCCTACTATAAATCCATCCCTCGTTTATCAGTTCTGCTGCGTATCTATCTAAAATACGATTAGTTCTAGCAAGTATTGTCCACTCACCTTCATCAATAGGAACATCCTCTAATCGTAAATGAAAATTAACAGAACCTTCTTTAGGATTAGGTTGCCATTTTTTAGGAGCTCTATCCTCTATTTGTAATACAATAGACTGAGCTAAATCATAAACTGGAGGTGTAATTCTATAAGACTGACTCAAAACTTCTTTTTTCTCCGTTGCATTTAAAAAAGCTTTAACATCAGCCCCTTGAAAATTCATTATAGCTTGGTCATCATCTCCTGTAAATATTTGTGTTGAAGGACCTTTACGTAATACATCTATCATTTTCCATTGCAAAGTAGATAAGTCCTGGGCTTCATCTACAATCAAAACATCTATATCAGGTGGAGAATCTTGCATTACAAATTCTTCTATCATGTCTGTAAAATCTATTTTTTTATGGACTTTCTTATAACTTTTATAAGCACGTATGAGTTGCGTAAGTTCACTGTAATGTAAATTATAATCTCCGGTTTCTTGAAAAACATCTTCTAATGATTTATTTTTACTTCGTGATAACTGATACATATTAAGATAGGCATCTCCTTTTTTGTACCCTATGTAATCAAAGTCACTTTCTGCATCAGAAGTGCTACTACTAAAATCTAAACCTACCTCGTATCCTATGTGCTTGATATCACTTGAACGAATAACATCCGAAGGTTTATAGCCTAATGATTTAAAGGCCATAGAATGTAATGTCTGGAAATAAGGTAATTGATCTTCTTCTATATTCCAATCGTTACAAACACGTTCTCGACTTTCTGTAGCTGCTTTTTTAGTAAACGATACACAGGCTATCTTATTAGGATCGACTCCTTCTTTAATATATTCCTGAATTAAATTAGAATTTGTTTGTGTCTTGCCACACCCAGGCGGACCTAATATTGTTTTTATTTCATTCACTTGAAGGCTCCCATCTAAATTTTAACTGACCATAGATAGGTTGCCAATCTCTTTTTATACCGTCTCTTTTTGTTTTATTTTTCCAGGTATTATGAGGTTGCGTTTCTCCTAGTATCTTCCAACCGGCTCCTTTTAAGCTAGATCCGGATTCTGTTTGTAATGTATAGGTAACCATTCTTTTACCGCCCATTTGTTGCCAGATACGCCAACACCTTCCATATAAAAAAGAACAAGTGTTTTTAGGAGCAGTATCTAAAACACATACTCTTAAAACTTCAGCAGTCAATCCATTATCTAATGTGGCTGATACAGGTCTACCTACAATTGCTACACCAAACAATTGCTCTACTATTGCACCTATTGCAAACTTACCTCCTTGAGTAGGTTTATTATGACGATGAAAGTTTTTTACAAATTCATTTGCTTCAGCTATTGACATAGGCACTACAGTTAAACTCAAAATGGTGGCTCCTCATCGTTTTCTTTAAAGGTTACTTCTGGTAATTCTACCTCACCTTTTTTTATCTCAGGTACAAACCAACACCGAACTGTTTGCCATTTATCTTTGTTATCTTTAAAACGAAACTGTTTGTCAGCTGTTCCGCCATTGTTCATTTCTTTTAATCTTTCTGTAATCTGACCGCGTGTATAAATCGTAAAGTTATTTCTCTTTAAAAAATCTTGTAAGGCACTCAATCTAAAATAAGTGAATCCATCTTCTGTCCAAGGTTTACCCGTTGATATTTCTTCAGGACTTCGTGCTTGTAATCGTGCAGTACAAAACGATTCCATAAGTTCATAGAATTGACCTTTTTGTGTTAACTCCTCTGGAACAGCTATCCGTGTGGCCGTGTCAAGTAAAATATCTACTAATTCTCGCCATTCATTATCTTTCATACGTGCGGGCATTTTATACATTTGTTCCATACAAGCCCGTTGAAAATCTACTTGCATTTGTAATTGACGTGTACTTAACTCTAATCGTGCTCCGTCTACATCAATAAACCAAACAGGTGGCTCTGATTCTACAACAGTAAGACCACCTAATGTAGGAAAGGATTGACCAGAACCTATTCCGTATTTCCTAGAACGACACATAGACTTATTGCAATGACTCTTTAACGGTTCTTGTTTGCACGTATAATAATATTCTTTTTTTTCTAACTGATTTTGTATGGTTACTATTTCTTTGGCAGGCAACGGTGGAGTACAATACTCTTGATTATGTTTTTCAAGTAAATCTTTCCAAGCATCTGGGCTTGACATTTTATAAAACAACCCTACGTTTAACATAGCATTATTTCTTCCGCCTTCAGGAACCCCGTATTCTGTTAATTGTTGTAGACATGGAGGACCTTGGGGTAATACATCTGGACTTACTCCTAATTGTAATTCTTTTAATTGTTGAGAACTAATACGATTATTTTCTGCTTTGGTAAGAAAATCTTCTAATAGAATGTCATCACCGTTAGATGTAATTGCGTAACGTGTTGTATGTGTACTATTAAAGTAAGGAAGATTTATAAAGTTTCCTACATCGCCACGTTCTACTATCACCTCTTCTTGCTTAGGAAATATCTCACATTGACCAAACCCTAGGGCTGATGCGAACTCTGACAACCTATCACGTAATTCTGCTGCAGATATTTTTTCTTTTAAAAATATATAAAAATGTGCACCGCCTGACTTAGACCGACACACAGTTAATGGTAACTTTAATCGTTTAATGTTTTTGGCTATTTTAGGTAAATCTAAATTGTAATCATCGATATCAAGTGCTCCAAATAAGCATTGATTATTTTCATCTATGGGTATACTGCCTATTCCTAACTTACCGTCTAAGTGTGACTGCACAAGATCCACGGTCAACGGTTCACGAACAATAACGTATTTCGCTTGTTGCTTACCATTCCGTTGGTTTTTTAAAACCTCTGTTTGTCCGTGTGCCCCCGTAAATCCTTTAAATAGATCCAAGAAACGTTTTGCATTACTACTCATAAGAAGTGTGACCCCCTTTGCAGAGGGTCACTATCCAACTAGAATGGAACTTCGTCAGAGTTAGCATCTGCTGGTAATGCCACTCGCATCTCTCCGCTTTTAATACTCATATGCGTACCTTTAGCATCGTTATAAGCTTCCATACTATCTATTTGTCTGGCATGACTTATAGACCATGAATGCCATGATCCCTTATCATTACCATCCTCAGAAGATGTAAGTTTATAAATGCTTGAGAAAGAAGGCAAGGTAACTCCATTAGACTTTTGCATCATCATAATAGAATTCCATCCACGAGACTTTTTTAATTGCGTTTTTTTCATGTCAACAATTGCATTTTCCAAAGTCCCGTCTTTATGAATCACCTTTACATAATGTTGAGCAGTTCTTACTAACTCATTACCATTATCTAAAAGTTCTAATCCCGTATCTTTATCTCTTACTGCTTTCTGTACTTCTGGTGAAGCAGAGTTAAGTTCTCCAACAAAACCTCCACCTTGAGTTCTAGGTACAAACTCTAAAAGTTTAAGTTGATAGTATATGGGTATAACTTCTATACCTTCTTCCGCAGACCAAAACTTTTTAGTCACAGTATTAAAGATATCTCCTTGTGAAGCCCCCTGGATAAACCCTGGGTCTGTCTTTTTAAGTTGAGGACTCAGTGCTTGGATTATTCTAATAAAAGGTATTTGAATATCTGCGTTTGACATTTCTTCAAACCCACTTCCAGAATCCGCTTCAAAAGCTTTCATTAAATCTGTACTACTTGGTGTTTTATTCTCGGCCATTATTTTTCTCCCTTAATTTTTGCTACTTGTCCAACAAAAGCATTGAACAATTCTAAGTTAATATTTTGATTAGATTCGACTCTTTCTCTAATTAATTTTTTTAAAGTTGGAGGCTCAATCCACGTCCGTGCAGTTGTATCCAAACCTCTGTCATCTAAATCGGCTTGTAATGCTTTTGCACTATTGTCCTCGTTAATTCCAAAAGAAACTTCAATTTTATTCTTAATGAAGTCTTCGCATCCTATTTCACGTAAATGGTTTAAAGCATTAACTTTATCAATAGGATCTTTAGGCATGGAAGCTTGCACAAAGTTAGACAGTGATACGGAACTTCCGTCTACCACTACTTTATCCATTCCCATTTCCATCATCTTTGCCGGAATTAAATCAAACAAATATTTTTGACGTTTCGCACGTAAAGTTTTTAAATCTTCTTCCAAGTCTGCAACTTTACTATCAATTTCTGCTGTAGCTCGAATTAAGTCACTTAATTCTTTTCCCCCCTCGGTCGATAATGATTCAAAGGATTCTGCATCTGCTGTAACATTTTTCCAAACGTCATTCTTATTATCTATAGTCATAGTATCTCCTCTACAGGTTAATGGTTAAGTTCTTCAATGCCTCCTCGAATAGACAAACGAACAGGATAATAAAGTCTTTCTATTTTATCCCATTTAAGAATGTTTACTCTACCTGAGTTTGCATCAGCTGCGATCGCAAAAGCAACACCTATTATTGCGGGGTCGCCTATTGCTAACAACCAATCACTTTCATCAAAAGTCCGCAGCTTGCGTTTAATTTGCTCTACAAGCCTTCCTGGATTAAGATGTAGTTGATCGGATTGATTCGTTAAGGGAATTAAATCCCCCCACTGAGTGGCAGAAACAATATCCACCCTTGGATTTTCTTGTGCTACATAAACTTTTTTCATTTTTTTTCTTTAGTCACTTCGTAGACTCCAGTAGCGTTAGCGTACATTCCAGAAGCGGTATAGTAAGTCTCATTACAACCTGTTCCCACCGTTATCGTAACTAGATTATCTGGTATTTCTCTAGGTCTATAATGTGTATGAACATTAACTGCTTCTTCTTGACTTACAGTTTCATCAACTTTCCAAACATAAAATCTATCCCCCCTTACTCTAGTAACAAATTTAAAGCCATGATTTTTTTGCGTGCGACCATAACCAGAAATAGAGGCTCTAGCCTGTAATCCCAAAGCAATAGGTAAATTAACACAATCACTTTTAGAATCTTCATAATCAATAGTAGGCATTAATGAATCTAATAAATCACGTATTGGTTTATAATTTTTAAATCTTTCTATTTCAAAAATTTCAGATTGTTGTAATTTAATTTCGTTATTCTTCATTATAAATTCTCCTTCGATTTCTACGTAAGAATAAAAGTAATATATATTATTATGATTGTAAAGAAAATAATTTGCATATCATAGTTTTTCATGGTAGATATACTATAATACATAACAAATGGAGCATCATATGCAATTTAAAAAAAATAGTTTTCTGGGTTGGTTGTTCGGAGCAATGGAAGAAAAACCTATTGAAGACATGACAAAAGACGAATTAGAAACTAAGGGCCGCAGCATAGGAATAGAATTAGATAAAAGAAGAACTACAGAATCTTTAATTATACAACTAAAGAAACAAATGAAAAAACAAAAATAGTTGAAATACGTTTTTAAAACAAAACCTTTTCAGCATCAAGCCGATGTTTTGAAACAATCTTGGAGTGCTCTTTACTGGGCATACTTTATGGAAATGGGTACGGGCAAGTCTAAAGTTTGCATTGATAATGCGGGCATACTTTATGAACGTGGACTTATAGATACGTTTATTGTTGTTGCTCCTAAAGGTGTTTATAGAAACTGGGCTACAATAGAAATACCTGCTCATATGCCTGACCGTATAGAACAAGACATTTGTATGTGGACTTCTACACCTACGAAAGAACAGAAAATAAATTTAGCGTTGTTGTTAGAACCTAAAGAAACCGATCATTTACGAGTTTTGGTTATGAACATTGAGGCTCTTTCAACGCCTAAAGGCACACGGTTTTTAGACAAAGTGTTGGACCAGGGGACTTGTTTATTAGCTATTGACGAATCCACAGCTATTAAAAGTCCAAAGGCTCGTCGTACAAAAGCCGTAATAAAGATAGGAAAAAAAGCTAAGTACAAGCGTATTCTTACTGGTTTTCCTGTCACACAATCGCCTATGGATTTATGGGCGCAATGTAATTTCCTACACCCAACTTTGTTAGGAGAAGATGTAGGAGATAATTACTTTCAATTCCAATACCGTTATGCAATTTTGAAGAAACGATCAGTAGGATCACATTCTTTTAATATGTTAGTAGGATATCGTAATCTTGATGTTTTGTCTGATATTATTAAAAAATTTTCTTCTCGTGTCATGAAAGCGGATTGTTTGGACTTACCGGATAAAATTTATACGCAAAGGCAAGTTCAGTTGACTCCCGATCAAGCACGCATATATAACGAGATAAAGGAATATGCTCTGGCACATTTGGGGGACGATGACTTTCTTACAGCCCCAAACGTCATGACCCAGTTAATAAGATTACAACAAGTGTTGTCAGGGCATACGAAAACAGATGAAGGCAAAGTTGTCGACATAAAAGATAATAGATTAAAAGAACTGATGGAATGTTTAGAAGATATTTCTGGTAAAGTTATTATCTGGTCTCGTTTTCGTTATGATATTGAAAGAATAAAAAATGAATTAATCAAGGTTTACGGACCCTTGTCCGCTGTAAGTTATTACGGTGATACAACTGATGAAGAAAGAAGTGGTGCCATTGAGCAATTTCAAAACGGAGAAGCTCAGTTTTTTATAGGCAATCCACAAACCGGCGGTTATGGTATAACATTGACCGCTGCAGAAACTGTAGTGTATTTTGCAAACAGTTTTGATTTGGCCGTACGTATGCAATCAGAAGACCGATGCCATCGTATTGGACAAACTAAGCACGTTACCTACATTGATCTCATTGCTGAAAAAACTATTGACGATAAAATAGTTAAATCTTTAAGAAGTAAAATGGATATAGCAAGTGTGGTTATGGGTGAAGAACTTAAACAATGGCTAACATAAGGAGTTTATAATGCCAGACATAAATAAATATAAAAGTGTTGCAGTACCAATTAACACATGGGAACGTTTAAAAGAATTATCTAAAACATCTCATAGGTCTCCGGCACAACAAATAGCTTTTCTTGTAGAATTAGCAGATGATTTACCTTCTGATGTAGAATTACTACGGGAAGTGTATAAAAATCATGCCTCTTGATTTTGAACCCCAGGATCTTATTGCTTTTTACGAAGAAACAGAAAAGTTTGTTGCTCGTTCTAAAACTATCCCTGAACAATTAAAAGTTGTCACTTTGTTTAGACTTGCGTTAGAGTTAGCAAGTAAAGATATGGGTCTTGTAGAAGCTGCATATTTAATGGCACGTTTGCAGCATACTACATTAGGATTAGCGTTAGGGAAGGATGATAGTTTTGAAGGAGTAATTCAAGAGTATTCGGAAAAAAAACCTACTATAAATTAAAGGTTTGTTTGTTGATTGATGATAAGAATAAAGCATGGGGAGAAGATGCTTTTATGGGCGATCCTCCCAAAAAGAAACAAGAACATTGGGCTAGTATTCTCTTTGAGTTAAGACAGAAATCTGGTTTATCAAGAGTTCAATTAGCTGAAGAGTCTGGTGTTGGTGTGTCTACCATAGAAAACTATGAAAGAAAAAAGATTTCAGAACCCTCTATTTATAAAATGGAATTATTACTCCAGGCAATGGGGTATGAATTAGATGCTATCTTTGTAGAACACTAACGATAATTTGTAGATTGTACTGTCCACGGAGTCCAGGATTCTTTTTTACCACCGTGATATTCTCGGGCATGACCCTCACTGATTAACTTTTCACAAATATTTTCGCCATCTACAAAAGGTACAGCAAGGATTCTTCCGAACTTACCTTTGCCATCCTTCACCGTTTTGACGACGAACTTTTTCGGAAGCAATTCCTTAAGCCGTGCTTTCGCAGCCAAACCAAGAACTTTTTCTTCCTTATTCTTCGTTCTTGACTCTGGCGTATTAATTCCTTGTAAGCGAATTCTTTCGTTTGATAACGTAACTTTGAATCCCAAATCCACATCGACATCTATTGTGTCCCCATCTACAACTCTTCTTAATGTACAATTATATTCAAACACTTTCTTTTTCCTTTTTCTTACGGTAACGATACCACCATCCCGCCATGTGTGCTACTGCTATTATCCAACTATCTGCTTTTTTGTCAACTTTCATCTCATCAAGTATTTCTTGAGGGTTGGCTCCGTTCTCATGTAATCGTCGTGCTTGTTCCAAAGCTCCTTCTAAACATTCTAATTCTAATCCCAAATTACGCATCTTTGTTGCCACGTTCTGCCTCCATTATTGCTAATCCGATTTCTTTGACGACTTGCGGGACGACCGAGTTTCCCAAGGAACTGAGCTGAGATACTCGGTGGGGTATCCCATGAGCCAAGCGACCCACTTCGGGTTCAGACTCCCACCATCCTTCGGCGAAGGTTTCGTCTTGTCGTGTGTTACTGCATCTATCAGATTCACTTGATGATTCCCGTCTCGCAAAGTTTCCATGCTCTGCGGACCCCGTTTCCCGTCCCACGCGTTCGGAGTCGGAAAGATTTGTTGTGCTATCACTCTCGGAAGACTGTCGTTGCGTATCCGTCCGTCCTTCCTTTGTTGGGTGTTCTGTAAATTCCCCGTGTCTTTCCAATCTCGAGTCGTTGGCGTCGGATACATCTTCACTGCTGCGGTTAAGTTGTGTTTTGCCGCCGCCTTCTCGCCCTTGCGTTTTATTAAAGATTCTGGATTCTCCTGACCGCTTGCTCTCGGTGTCGGCCACATGCTCTCGTGTACTACTTGTTCCCGTAGATTCCCCGAGCGCGTCCGTCCTTTGCGATTGTTCTGATTCGTTGAGCAATCCTCCTCGTCCCGTGGTGGCAGATGATCCATTGTGTTCGGTGTTGCCCACATCTCCGAAGTCGAAACCTTGTTGTTCGGGTCGGGTTGGTTCGGGTTCGCTTCCACTAAGGCGGTGCGCAATGATCCAGAGTCGATACCGTTGGTGTGGTGCGCCGACCGCGCAAGCTGGAATATTAAACGTCCTTGTGG